AGACTGTGCTCTTCCGAGCTGGAGAGGAAACCAACTATTATAAAGCCAAATGTACAAATATGAAAGACAATCCCGAAGGTTCTGAACCATAATGCTTTGTGAACATCATGTTGTGTAATTGGCAAAAACTCTGGCTTGTCCTCATCATTGACGCCAACTGGCATGCCAACTGTTCTACTCCATAGCTTTAACCAACGACGTTGTCCACTCATCCAAATACTGTCCATAAAATTAAAAGTATAATAGCCCAGCCAAAAATACCTAATCCATTATTACCTACGTGTCCTTTTGCTTTTGCACAATCATAACAGTATCTATATTTGGCAGGAACACGTTTATTACAAAAGAAAGCATCACAAGTTTTTTTACTCATTACCACAAATCCTCTGTGCTTAGTACATCTGGTATTTTATTTGTATCTTTTACAAAGTACGCACAAGGACTGTTGTCGCTTTCTCCTAAAGGAACAGCAAGTATATGTCCAAACTTTAGTTTAGGAAAATACCATTTGACTTCTTGATAGATGTTTACAATTTCTATTTCATCAAAGCTGGGTAAAAATCCTGTAAGTGGATTAAAAACAAAGGCTTTAAATCCTCTGTCATTGAGACTGGTTACTGGCAATACTTCCGGATCGCCTACCATTGGATCACACACTACAAGACTCCAATCTAATGGAACCTTTACATGCCGTTTACCTATTTGCAGTACAGCCGCAGGTGCATTAAAACTTTCTAAAAATACCAATGGAACAAATATATAATCTGCTTCCTTTGGATTACTGTAGTCTAATACACAATAGCGTATGTCTTCAATCTCTTCTGGAATAAAATCTAAATCATATACTTGATTCTCTACTGTTAATATTCTAGTCATTTATAATCCACTTTCTCTATATGAAAGGGGTACTTGGCTTCTCGATAAAATTTCTTTCGCTCAGTCAAATGCCTCTTGCTAAATTTTGCACTGCTTGTTATATCCCATATCTGTACATGATCTTTGTCTTGTGCTTTACGTATACCTCTACCAATACTTTGTATTACCCTAACGAAACTTTTGCCAGGCTCCACGAGAACCAAGTTAAAAATACGAGGAATGTTAATACCCACGGCAGCCACACCATAGGTTGCAACGATAATTTTGTTGTCAACTTCACTAATTTCATCATATTGATCTTTCCTATTTTTGCTTTTCATTGAACCACTGACAAACACTGTATCATCGCCAAGTCGTTCTACTAGTCCTTCTCCTGCACTAATACGATCTACCAGCACCAATGTATTACCACTTTGCGCCATTGTTTGTATTAGTCCACTCATGTAATCTAGTCTGTTCTTATCTGTTGTAAGATAAGTTAATTCACTTTGGTAGTTGCCATAACTCACTGTGTCTTGTAGCTGTAGTACGTTTACTTCGCATTGTGCTAGCACACCCATGTCTTGTAGTTCGTGTGCGCTCAAACTATTGGTTACTTCTCCCAAGCTCACTTCCAAGCTCAAGCGTTCATGTTCTGCTTTAGGTATCGTGCCTGTAAGCCCCCAGCGAATTGGAATATTGCTGAACGCTCCAGTAAGCAGTTTTTTCAGGACGTCTGCTTTGGCTTGATGAACTTCGTCCACCATAACACACACGACACCTTCTGCAAAATGGTGCAACCCTTCGTCCGCTAGTCCGTCACGGAATCTTTTTTCGAGAACGTTCAAACTCTGCCAAGTACATATGGTATGAGTTCTCCCTAATTCTTTTCTATCACCGAAGTAAACACCTACATCTAGTCCCAAATTAATATAGTCAGCTTCTGTTTGAGTGACCAAATCTTTGTTTGGAACAATAACAATACTACGACCATAGGCTTCACACATATAGCTTAGTGCCGCAGTAATCAATGTTTTACCAGCACCTGTTGCAATTTCTTGCAAACACTGCGGTGTCTTTAAAAACTTATTGATAACTTCAACTTGATAATCTCTGAGTACAACTGGCTCACCTGCAGCCGGATGCTTGTCGGGCCATTGTCTATCACTGAACAGTTGTTCTGTTACAGTGTCCCATTTGAGATCATGTGGTTGTCTGTGATCCTCTATCTCAATACCGTAGCCTTCTTCGTCCAGTATGGGAAGTATAGTGGGCAAGCAGTTTACAAAGGTGCTACCACCCATAGTAAAGTAACCCACACAGCCATCCCAACGTCCAAGTTTATATGCTGGTACGTGATATGCATGCGGCAAAAAGAACTTTAGTTTCTTTTCTAGCTTGCGTCGAGTGGTTAATCCAAGTCCTTCGAACTTGCAATTAACCTCATCTTTGAGGATAAGTTTTGTTTTCATGTTTTAATAATACGCTCTAATTTAGAGTTTGTCAACGGCTAGCTTTTGCTTGCAGGTCATTACAACGATTTTCCATAACTTGCATTTGCATTTTTAATTTACTAACTTCTTCTTTTAATTGTTTGATAATTTCATCACGAGCTCTAAGTTCCTCTAGCCCTCGGTAACCATATTCGGTATAAGTATCTTTGACCATTTTGTTCCACCAACCCATTCGATTTTCCTGTACTACTACTTATAAAATAAGGGGACTAGTAAGACTTCTTACTAGCCCCCCGGGACCTAACTGGTGTGAGTGAGAGTGACGCAGACAGAGGAGTACACCAGTTAGTATTGGTAGCCATTGCTATTGCAACTGTCTGGCTACCAAATTCTTTTATATCCTTTTCATACAAGTGGACTCTGCATAACTCTTCCACTTGTTGGCATTCATTTTACGAAGATCAGCAATCTTCAACACCATACGCAAGCTCATTTCACGCAAGCGATTCTTATTGGTGTAGATATATTCCATAAGATCTTTTTGTTCATGTTCACTAAACTTGTAACTGTTTAACATACCATCAGCAACAATTTGTTTACAACGCAAGAACTTGTCACGCATTGTGTCTAGTGTCAAGTCCAAGTAGTGACAACGACTCATAATAGCATCTAGGTGATCTTTTAGTTTACCACGTGTTCGTTCAAACTTTACATTGGTAATAAAAATGATCGAACCTTTAAACTCAAAGCTGTCTGGCACACCATTGTTAGCAAGCGCACGACTTTCACTGCGCCAGCTTAGTGTTCGCTTTGGGCTACTATCCAATGCCGCTTTGAGCAAGTTCAAGCTGAGTTCATCATATAGCACACTATCACAGTCATCTAATACTAGTACACTACCGTCTCCACTGTAATCATACAGCAATTGATAAAGACCAATTGGAGTAGCGGCACCTTTTTCAACACCAAACTTACGGTTGCTGTTTTGAGACATTTTTAACATAATGCCTGCATCTTTGAGCACCTTCTCAACTCCAAAACTTTTACCAACACCCGGAGGTCCAGTAACTACCATGCCACGCACAACCCCATCGCATGACGCATATGTCATGTCTTCTAGGATTTGAAATCGCTCCCGTAACCGTTCAATGACTTGATCATCTGTTTCAGCTTGGGCGGCTTGGGCTGACACAACATTCTCTCCGTCTTCGAGGTAGTCGAATTCACTTTGATCGACTACTTTGATCCGAATGGATCGGTCCGGGAAACCAGGCACTGCACTACCATCAACTGTAATGAAGCTACCTGTTTTGCCTTGTTTAAATTCTTTAACTAATGGAAACACTACGTCCTTCACATTAATGTTACGGTATGTACCGTTTGCGATACGCACTTGCTTTTCTGTTGTCTGCATTGGTTCTCACTCCTTTTTAACAACTTATATAAACATATTAACATCTATGTATCTAATGTCAACCTTTTATTTCATTTATTTTTACATAATTAAACACAGTTTCTTTGCAGTTACTGAATTTACTAACGTCATGTGTTTTTACTTTACCAGTAAGTATAACATCTTTGCCTTCTAAAATACCAGCAATATCAGGTTCACGATTAAAGAAGAATTTACAGATGTTGCCTTTGGTATCCAAACAGGTCACCAAATGAATCGAATATTTTGCAATAAACTTTACATCTTTGATGTTTACTTGAAACATAAGACGTTCGCCAGCAGTACCAATAAATTCACTAGTTTTACGATATTGATCAAAGAAATCATCCAATCCTTGACGCTTGCTCAACACACGAAAACTATTTGGCAAACTTGCTAGAATTGCAACGCCAAATCCATCAACTGCTTCATCACTGAGGCAACGCAATACATTACCTTCAAAGTCATTTATATTGCCCATCATCTTTTTGGCAATCAGTTCATGTTTAAATTCGTCTACAATCTTATCTGCTTGTTCAACACAGTCTTCTGTAATTGTGAATTCTTCAGCGCCTTCTATACTCTGCATAAAGTTGAGAATACAAGTCTTGTTATCGTAAACACGCTTTTCATTTTCTCTGTCGTAATATCCAAACCCACTTTTGATAAAGCCTTGTTTGGCATCAACTGCAATAGCAAGTTCAAGTACTTGACGAGTATTATACTGTTGTTTTTGACGAGCCATCTTCTTATCCTCTGTTCTGTTTTACTAGTTTATAATAACATCAAGATATCTTATGTCAACCTAATATAAACAATAATAATAAAAAACCTGCAATAAATGTGAAAATAATTCTGCATATAAAACCCAGTATATTGCCTAGCAATCTAAAAATACTAAATTTTTTACGGGGAGGATTAGTGTAATAGATATCATTTATCAGATCATCTTCAGCCTGTTGTATTGTGATATCGTCTTTCATAGTGTCCTCAATATAAGTGGCGGAGGATGTGGGAGTCGAACCCACTCAACGCTGTTAGCGTTGTACGGATTAGCAATCCGCTGCATTACCGTCCTGCCCATCCTCCTTACTTATAATGTACACTATTTACTGAATAAGTCAAGTTGTTTTGTGTAATTTTTGACAGTTTCTACAGTCATTACTCGTGTGATCCAATTCTCTGCGGCATCAGTGACATAGTGACGACTTTTGTCAGGATATTCAATTCGACCTACAATTTGATTGTCTTCAAAAAAACTACACATCAAGTATTCGTCATCCACAAAACTAATGATTGCTTCTCGATTGTCTTTTTGGAATTTATTGTAATAGTCCATTAATGTTTCCTTTTGTATCTTACTTGGCTGGAACGATAGGACTCGAACCTATACTCTGCGCTACCAAAAAGCGATGCATTACCATTATGCTACGTTCCATTATGGTGCCCTGGGAGAGACTCGAACTCTCACGCCGTAAAGCACAGGTACCTAAAACCTGCGTGTCTACCATTTCACCACCAGGGCTAAGTGGTGCTCCCACACGGACTCGAACCGCGGACCTATTGATTACAAATCAATTGCTCTACCAGCTGAGCTATAGGAGCGTTTTTATTATGAGAAATGTTTGTTTAACATTTCAATGCGATCTTCTGATGCAGCCATTTTATCCAGTTCTTCTTGGATTGCTTCTACAATATCACTGTGTTCGCCAATACCAACACTTTGATTCATATAAACTAAAATATTTGTTTTAGCACGTTCTAGCTCGCCTTCAGCATGCATACGTGCGGCTTTAACTAATTGAGCACTCATACTCATTTTACATTCCTTTCATTATATTTTATCATAATTGTCCATTCTGGGTGTTTGTTAACAAGTTCATTTGCTTCTAACAAACTATCATAGGTATCTATGATACTTCCAGTTTTAAGATTCATTACATAATACATTATTCGTGTTCGCCGCCGTAACCACGTGAATTGATTCCGTTGTCTCTACGGAACGCATTTGGATTACGTTTGGCTGTTTCAAATGTTGCTACTGTTACTGCAATAGCTCCTAGCAATAGTGTGTGTAGCATCATACTAAACACTCCTGCCCACATGCTACCTACAATGATAGCAAATACAATACACCACATCCATGCCAATACTTGCATGATCATATGTCGTGTGCTGAAGTCCGGAATGTTGCTTAGTGGATTTCGTTTATGGTCCATTACTACATTCCAGCAATTAAATACCCATTCTCTCATATCTTTTCCTTTTTCAAATGTTACCTTTAAGGGATAATGTGCGTCAACAGTATCTCGATAATCAATTGCATCGTATAGATCATAGAACTTACGAACTATTTTCTTATCTTTGAAATATGCTGTTACTTTGTACATTTTACTTATTCGTTTATTGTTTCATTATTTATGGTGCGCCCGGTAGGATTCGAACCTACAGTCGACCCGTTATGAGCGGGGGGCTTTAACCGTTAAGCTACAGGCGCTGTTTTGGTACTCGCACCCGGACTCGAACCGGGACGCCATATGGCCACAGATTTTAAGTCTGTTATGTCTACCATTCCATCATGCGAGCGTTATTGGCCTGCCCTACAGGATTCGAACCTGTGACCTACTGCTTAGAAGGCAGTTGCTCTATCCAGCTGAGCTAAGGGCAGTTTAAATCCTTTCTTACGCTACTAGTTCGTAAGGCTTGTTCCATTGACCAACATTGATGTCAGTGTAGTGACTGCGACTGAAGTAATCAGACATTGCGTCATCGTCGTTAAAATACTTAGGACCTTTCATAGCCGCTAACAGCTCATTTAGAAAGTCACGCTTGACGCCATCATAGTGGCTATCAATCCAGTATTCGTTAACTTGACAGTATCCATCACCGTGTGTAAAACTATCGCTAAAATCAAGAGCGCCTGCTTTAATATTCACAGCAAGTGTTGAATGATTACGAACAGCAATACTAGCTTTCATTTTGTATTTTTTTAATACATCTTTAATTGCTGGTGCTAGTTCTTTTTTCATCTTTTGGGATACATATGCCATTTTCGAAGTCCTCTTCGTTTGTTTAACTTACAATAATAATATAGCAGTAAGACGTCTTGTTGTCAAGAAAAAAAGACGTCTTTTTTAATCTTTTTTTACCATTCTTTGAATGTACCTGCATCTTCGTTATCACGATAGCCAGCAGTATAAGCAGTGATTTGCTCGGGTGTCATATCTTTCATTTCGATACGAGTACCTTTTTGTGTACCTTCGGGCCAATAGTGAGGATCAAAGCTTCGTCCATAGTAACTATCAGCACCGCCCCTATCATAGGGTCCGCCATGTATTTCATCGTATAGTGGCAATTTAGTTGAAAGTTTTGCTTCAACATCTACAGGTAAAGACGACATTACGCAGCCTCCTTTTCTCTACAAATATTTTCGATATGCCGTTCAATAGCACTATCGCTCCAATTAGCAAAGTCTAAGGAACGTGCATAACCTTTACTGACATAATCAGCAGTAATATAGTACGCATCTTCTTCTAGTTGAATACGGTTATATTCTTTAAGAGTACCCGAAGGAACACGATCACTCCAATACTCAGTTTCAGTTGCCGCAGGCATCATGCCCATCCAACAACCAGGTTGCTTTGAAAACTCTTCAGCTTCCTTGCGTTGAGCGTTGATATAGTCAACTAGTGCAGTTTCCATATTATACATTATGCTACCTCTCCAAACAGTTTTCCCATATTTTCGAACACTACATTATAAGCATTCACTTCAGCTTCATACCACTCATAAAAGTCATCATCTTCTTCAAAGCGGTCACTACCACTCGCATGTTCATCCCATACACGTTGCATAGCATTCATACCTTCAAGTGCATCACCACGACCAAAGTTTGTGATTGTGTTCCAAGCACTAGTAAAATCTACTGTGTTTTGATAAAAACTAGGGATTCTAAACATCGTGTATTCCTTCTTTGCTTCTAACTATACATATAATATAGCACCAAGAAGTCTTACTGTCAAGTCTTTTTTTAAATTATTTGTGTTTTTTCGTGTCCTACACGTATTTGTGGATCTACATATATGTCTATGTCCAGTTGTTTTGCATCCAAACACCAAGCAACATCTTCACTACACATTTCATATCCCTGTGGCACTTGTAACTTTTTAGGTGCAAACCACGGATATTCCATACGTTCAAATACACCTTGCTTAACCAACACCCAACCAAATCCAATATAATCTGCTTTAAAAGCAAACTTACGTTCTAACATTTCTTCTTCTTTTATGAATTGATAATGTCCGTGTTTGTTAAAATACTCGTCATCTAAGTTTTCTACAACTGGCGTAAATCCGTGAGGTTGACTGTACCATCCACTAGCAACATCACAATCCATGCTTAGTAGTTTAGTAAAATGTTCTACTGTGAATACTTGATCGCTGTCGATCCACATCATATAATCATATTCTATACCATTGAATGGCTTTTGATACATACCTTTAGATACATCTGCACCTGCTACTTTACAACGAGCAAAATTTACCATACTACTGTGTTGTTGACTTAGTATGGGTTGGTGTCCATTTTGTAAGCACCAAGTCCATACACCTGTAAATGATTGTAAAAATATACCACTATAGCTATTACCCGGTAAACAAAATACTATTCTCATAAACTCACGTCCTCTAATCCTGCAGCTCTTAGTTTTACAATGTTATTAATCTGAAACTGTTTGGCATCAATAGCTTTAATTAATCCCATAAACTTATTACGAATCAATGCTACTTCATTAATAATATGCTGTTGGTCAATAACTTCACTTTCGCTGTCAGCATACTTTTCAGCATCTCGACTACTAAGTGCTTTGTTATATCCTTCTAGATATTTTCTATAATGTTTGTTGCGTATTTTGCGCATCTCAATATTAAGATGTTCAAGTATAGCTTCTAGTTCCTGTAATTGATTAAAACGATACTCAACTATTCCAGGCATGTCACGTGAGTGTTTTTCTACATTACCTTTGAGTCCACAATCTAATCTTGCTTCATCTAGTTGCTGTTCGAAGTAATCAATCGCAGGAACAATATTAGCTATATTTTTCTTTACTTTACTATACCAGCTCATTTACCAATCATCGTATTCATCCGAGTCCTCATCAATATCATCATATGCATCTTCATAATAACAATCTCTGAGCACTCTGTCAAGTGTTGAGTCGTAACCAAACCATTCATCGCATACTTCATTTAGATCGCAGATATTTTCGTTGATCACAGTTAAGAACTTTTCACATGCAATTTCTTTGTCTTTGGCACTAATATAAGGTTTCATAGACAGCCACATATCAACGTATGCGGCTATCTCACTGTCATTCATTTTCATTGGTTAATTCTTCCTTGGGTAAGACGTCTTGTTCATCGTCGATATTTACCTCCGGAAGGTCTTCTACAGCGTCTACGACATCATCGTCCCATTCGCTCATAATAAGATCCAAAGCATTATCTTTGTTAGCATTCCAAGGTTTGCGGAACATTTTAATTACTTCGCCTGTTTTAGGGCTAGTGTATTCTAAACTGTTACCACTCTTCTTTAGAATCTCTTTTGCTTCAAAGAATTCAACAAGTCCACTATATGGACTCATTCCTGTCTCATATGGAATTTCTACTTGTACACTTTCAAAGGGTTTAGCATAACGTGTTTTCATTACCTTACACGCCGCTCGAATACCATGTACTTGTGATGTTTTGTTACCATCTGCGTCTACTTTTAGTTTGAGTTTACGCATAGCAATAACAATACTACTTGCATAGATAAAGCCTTGACCACCTGAGATTTTATCATCCGGGTCAAACATATCTTGTGATGCATATGTATGGTTAGTTGCTAGTAGTCCTACGTTAAATTCACCAAACATGTTAACTGTGTTACGAACTAATGAAGTTAGTGCTTTGGGCTTACGACCCATATCACCTTTCATATCACCTTTTTGAAACTGATCAACATCAGTTGGTGTTAGTAGCATACCCAACGAATCAACTACAAACAATACCTTAGGACGATCTTCATGATCTTTGTCTGTGTATTCTGATTTGTAGTCTTTCATAAAGTCACTGATAGTTCTAGCAACATCATCGATCATACTCATATTAAGTTTGAGTAGTTTATCTTCTGCTGTATCAACGTCTAGTGCATGCAACCATTTTTCATCTAGTGCATTTTCACTGTCAATTAGTACTACAAAGATACCTTGCTCTTGTGCTGACTTGATTACATTACCTGCTGCAATATAACTTTTGCCTGCACCCGATTCACCTGCGAGTACTGTTACTTTACCTAGTGGAATACCTTTTTCAAATTCTCCACTGATTAGTTTGTTTAGTGTGTAATTACCTGTACTGATCCATGTGTCCGGATCATTAAACCCAACACTTAGTCCGGGCACCGCTTTGGTAATACTTTTGCGGAATTTACTTACGTCAAAAGGCTTTGCCATTAATTTCTCCAAGAATATAATGTAGGCGACTATTGCCGCCTACTGTGTTAGATGTTTTGATTATGCTCCGCGATTACGAATCGCTGCCAAAATGTCTTGCGCACTTGGCTTTTCACCACCATCATCTCCTGCTGGTGCTGTTGCCGCTACTGCCGCCGCTACTGCTTCCTGTTGTACAGGAGGAGTAACTGGAGTAGGTGCCGCTTCTGCTACTGGTGCAGGTGCGGGAGTAGGTTGCGGAACACTTTGTGCCGCAGGTTTGGCCGCTGAATTGTTTGGCGCACTGTTAGCAGTGTCAATTTGTACACCAGCTGGACGATAAAAGTTACCGAACAATTCTGGATCATACAGTTGACCATCAACGCTTGCTTCAAACATTTGACCAATTGCAGTCAATTCAGCTTCAGTTGGCTGTTTAGGAAGAAAATCATTTAGATTAAACAACCCATGTGTGTCAATTGCTGCACGTTCGTTGCTGTCTAAACTACGCTCTCTACGGCTCCAGCTAGACGTTGAATAGTCTGCATACTGACCTTTAGTTGTCTTTGTTAGACGGAAATCAGTACCTTGTTCAATATCTGTTGGAAGTTCAGTGAAATCACTGTCCATCAATGCACCTTTAATGATGTTAAAGATACTTGGATTGATAATAAACCTACGAATTGGATTGTCAGGAGTAGTATCTTCTTGTAAACTGTTTTCAGCTACAAAGCCTTGGAATACGTAACTACGCTTTTTCCAATACTTACGACCCATATCTTCTAAGTTAGGATCTTTAAACCAGTTGCGTACTTCTGCGAGTACTGGGCAACTTCCTACCGGACCCCACATTTCGTTACACGGAACGTTCACTGTAACTGCACGACTGTTTGGGTCGCCTTTTACACCTGAAAATCCTAAACGAATCATTTGACGCTCACGCCAAAAGTAAGTATTACTCGAATCACCGTCTGGTAAGAAACGAATTACACTTGTTGAATTTTCTGGGATATTCCAAAATGGGAAGATAGCGTTATCGCCACCTGAGCTAGATCCGCCTCCGCGGTTTTCTTGTTGTTGTAATTTTGCACGAATTTCTGCCAATGTTGCCATAGTATTTCTCCTATATTTTGCCTATGTTTATGCCTAAGTATGCCTTTGTGACCACTTATGTAATCACTATTATATGTGTATTTTGTGAGGTTGTCAACTAAAAAGTTTATCGAAATCGTATTTTGTAAATGCGCCTTCAAATGTTTGTTCATAGTTCTCACTGGGTACACGGGTTGTTTCACTTGCTGATGTTTTCAACTTAGGCATCAATGTTTTAATAGCACTTATTGCTTGTTTTAACATAGCACCATCTTTAATATTGTCAACCTCATCATTGAATCTTGCAAGTAATACACTTAATTGATCCTGATCTTTGCCGCCATCAATGACGCCACTTAGATATTGTGCAATTGCACCAAGTTGTTGTTGGATTGGATCTCCAACAAGTCTCTTGCTTACCATTGGATTTTCAGGATCATTCTTGATATCAACACCTTTACGTAGTCTAACAGTATCCATTCCTAGGATAGAATTAGCTAGGCTATTCAGTGTCTCTTTTGCAAATGCATCACGTTCTTTGATAGATTTCATCTCTTTAACTAATGCATTCACATACGGTAGCGCATCATCTAGACTTTCGTCAAATGTGCGTACTGTAAACTGGTTACGAAGTTTTGTACGATCTGTTTCATTGATCTTAACTTCTTTTGCTTCAAACTTGTCTTTGGTTTCGTTGTAACACTTACACCCTTTAAGTTTGTTAATTCCTTCTCTGATACTAGCAATACGCTGAGAGACTGCTTCTACAATATCTGCTGTATCTTCGTTTACCAAACCATTGCGCTTACTGTAGTTGGCAAACTCTTTAAGTTTTTTAAGTTCTACAGTTTGTTCTTGAATATGTTGTCCAAATGGATCATGTGGGTTGCCGCCTTCTTTAACATGACGTAGCATTGCTCTGCCGCCTGCTAAATTGTTTGTTGGCATTTTGAAACGTTCACCTTCTGCATTCTCAATATAAATTGCACTGATGTTTCTGCTTCTACTTCCACGTGATTCTTCATTCACTGGTTTTGTGTGTTTAATAATAAGTTTAGCACTTTCTAGCTTTTGATAACTGCTCTTGCTAGTTCCGTATGCTGCACTAATACCTTCTTCAATTTTCATGTCTCTCACCTTTTGCGCTTGGTAATCTTGGTCTTTTGGTTCAATGTGTTTTGTAAAACTTTTTAATGTATATTCTATTACACTTTGATTTGCTAGATTTTTTAATTGTTCTAGTGTACTTCTGAATTGATCGATGTCAGTGTTTTGATTAACACTTACACGTATTTCTCTTGTACTATCAGTTTCGTCAAGATTGATCATAGTGCCTAGATCTTGAATATAAAATCTTCTTGCACTGTTAGGATCAACAGTATGCTCGCCCTCATCTGTAAACAACTTCAAATTATGTCCGTTGCCTTTGAGAATCTTAAACATTTTTTCAGATACTTTATCGCTGCTAATCATATCAATTCCTTTATTATATTTATGTTAGAAACACAAAAGGCATAGGATCCACAGCCTCGTCGTCACTAAAACTATCTTTTAATTCATCATATGCGCTTTCATCATACTGCGCTACTTGTTGAGCAATACGTACTACCAGCACACATGCCATTACTAGATCATCTGTTTCGCCGTCTTTGGCACTAAAACTACTGCCTCTGGCAATAAATGTTTTGATTTCTTTTAATAGCGCACTACTTGCAATTTCCATTTTGTCTGTTTCAACCCAAGTCTTAAGTTTACTACATGCGGCTAACTTGCTTTTGTTTGTGGTAGTAAAACCTTTTCTAAAGCCTCTGTTTGCACTGCGAGGTTGACTAATCAATGTACCCGGAATATTATCTTCGCCTAGTTCTGCAATTACTACCAATGCCGCTTCGCCTAGTGTGTTGTTTTCAACACTCCAATATATTTCACTCTCAGGTGCTGCTTCTTGTATTTCTAATAACATTTGTCTTAGTATACGTATCTGATCAGTGATGGGTGTCTTGTTGTGCATCCATTCTGCTACTTGACGCATGCCTGGTAGTTCATATATTTGTATAGCAGAATTGTCACCGCCAGTGCCAAGACTTGGATCTAGTCCAGCAATGTATGTTCTGCCTTTAACAATATTTTTATACCAACGTACTTGTCCTGTACGTCTGTGTATGTCTTTGCTTTCCATCATTGCTAGCTTTAAACTGCTAATCAATGTTTCATCATAGGCAATAAATTCATTTAAGTGTTCACGACGGAAACGTTCTTCACCTATTTTACCTTCTTCTTCATCTGCCCAAGGCTGATCCCTGTCGGGGTGTGCTTTCCAATCAGCACTGTATGCTTTAAATCCATTTTTACCAACTTGTTTTTCAAATCCGTATTCGTCTACTGTGTTACAAGCCGCTCTCCAAATTTGTGCAAACTGATCATCGTCCTGATTGGGTGTACTAGTAATAATACATTTACCGCCTGTACTAAGTGTTGGACTGAGTGATGTCCAAAACTCTCTAGCAATTGTAGGACGCACAAATGCAAACTCGTCCAAGTATGCTAGCGAAATACTTAAACCACGACCAGTGTTTTCTGTTGTTGCTTGTGCAATAATACGTGATCCGTTATCAAACTCCAACGATCCTTTGTTATATGCTGTTACACCTGCACGTACATGATCTGGTAATAGTTCGTATGCAAATCTAATACGTTGCATAATCTCCTGTGCGC